ACGCTATTAATAAAAATAACAGAATGTATGAAATGAAAACGTTACGTAACGAAGTTCGAAGATACAACGAAGAATTCGTTTCTCAGAACCGCGCATTAGGTGAGCTTGGACATCCAGATACACCAACAATAAACTTAGAGAGAGTTAGTCATAAGATCGTTTCTCTTGCAGAAGATGGCAATACTTTTTACGGTAAAGCTTTGATCTTAGATACTCCTTACGGACAAATAGTAAAAAACTTTATTGAAAACGATGTTACTTGTGGTGTTTCTTCAAGAGCTCTAGGATCATTAGTTCAGACCAAAGAGGGTTATAATTTGGTTCAAGATGACCTTAGACTAGCAACGGCAGCTGATATTGTCGCAGATCCTTCTGCACCAGGTGCTTTCGTCAATGGTATTATGGAAAACAAAGAGTGGATGTTTATTGACGGAAAGTTTATGGAAAAACAGTTTGACGAAGCAAAAAAACAAATAAAACAAGCCTCAAGAAAAGATATCGAAAAAGTTGCACTAAACCTATTTGAAAATTATATTAGAAAACTTTAAATTTATAAATAAAGAATCATAAGGAGAATCCAAATGGCATCAAACAAACTTATGGAAGCAGCCGCTGAAATTCTTGCAAATAGCAAGAAATCTGCATCAGCTATGCCTCCACAAAAACTAGGTGGTGAAGTACAAGACCTTGGTGGTCCTACTCCACAGAACGCTAAACCAGACGATGATTCACACAAGATTCATGCTTCTGCTAAAGCGCCTGATAATTCTGCAAAGAATAAGAGTACGATTTCTACTAAGCCTTCTGACGCTTCCCCAGACACTCAAAACAAAGCTGGTAAAGCTATGAAAGAGGAAGAAGAGTTACACGATGAAGTTATCGTTGAAGATTCTGAAGAAGAAGTAGTGAGTCTAAAAGAAAAAATGAAAGAAGATATTGACGCTTTATTTTCTGATGACGAAACTATTTCAGAGGACTTCAAATCTAAAGCAGCTACAATTTTTGAAGCCCGTGTATTAGATCGTGTTTCTCAAATTGAAGAAGAAATGGAAGTTAAGTATGCAGGTATGTTAGAAGAAGCTATTGATTCTATCAAAGCAGACTTAACAGAAAAGGTAGACGACTACCTTAATTACGTAGTTGAACAGTGGATGGAAGAAAATCAAATTGCTATCCAATCTGGCCTACGTTCAGAAATTACCGAAGAATTCATTGTTGGTTTACGCAATCTATTTGCTGAGCACTACATTGACGTACCTGAAGATAAAGTTGATCTAGTTGATGAACTTGCAGGTAAAGTTGAAGAGTTAGAAGATCAGTTAGATGAAGAAATCAAAACTAACATTGAATATAGAAAAGCAATTCTTGAATCTGTAAAAAGAGAAACAGTTTATGAAGTTTGCAAGGGACTTACCGAAACTCAAGTTGAAAAAATGAAATCACTCGCAGAGAGTATAGATTTTTCCACAGAGGAAGAACTAGTAGAAAAACTTGAGACAATTCGTGAAAACTATTTCCCATCAAACATCAAAAAAGCTGATGAGACTCAATTACACGAGCAAGTAACTGACGACACAGATCAGAAGAAGCCTGCTTCATTTGATCCAATTATCAATGCTGTCGTTCAATCAATTTCGAAAACAAAAATTTAATAATAAAACAAGGAGTTAAAAATGTATTTAACGGAAGACCTACAAAAAAAATGGGAAGCAGTGTTAGAGCATCCAGCTCTACCTGCTATTAAAGATCCATATCGTAAGGCAGTTACCGCTCTTGTTCTTGAAAATCAAGCACAAGAAATGGTAAAAGCCGGCGGCAACGTGCATCAACTTACAGAAACAACACCAACTAACGCTGCTGGTACAGGTGGTTTTGGTGGCAGCGCTACTGCAACTGGTCCTGTTGCTGGTTTCGACCCAATCCTAATCAGTTTGGTTCGTCGTTCATTACCTAACCTCATTGCTTATGATATCTGCGGCGTTCAGCCAATGACTGGTCCTACAGGACTTATCTTCGCAATGAGAACTATGTATGGTACTGATCGTGTTCCTTCAAGTGGTTCAGAAGCTTTCTACAACGAAGCTGACACAGATTTTGCTGGTACTGGTACACATACTGCACTATCACTTGCTGCTAACACAGCACTTGGTAACGGTAACGTATTTGCATCAACAGTAACAACTGGTGCTGCTCTTGCAACAGCATCTGCTGAAGATTTATCTTTTGCTGAAATGGGTTTCTCAATCGAGAAAGTATCTGTTACTGCTAAGACCCGTGCTCTAAAAGCAGAGTACACAATGGAATTAGCACAAGACTTGAAAGCAGTTCATGGTCTTGACGCTGAAACAGAATTAGCAAACATTCTTTCAACAGAAATTCTTGCTGAAATCAACCGTGAAGTTGTTCGTACAGTTTACGCAACAGCTAAGGTTGGTGCTCAAGTTGGTACAACAACTGCTGGTACTTTTGACCTTGACACAGATTCTAACGGTCGTTGGATGGTTGAAAAGATCAAAGGTCTTGCTTTCCAAGTTGAACGTGAAGCTAACACCATCGCAAAAACAACTCGTCGTGGTAAGGGTAACATCATGATCTGCTCATCAGATGTTGCTTCTGCTCTTGCAATGGCTGGTATTCTTGACTATAACTCAGCTCTACAAGGTCAAGTTAACCTAACCGTTGACGACACTGGTAATACTTTTGCTGGTACAATCTTCGGCCGTATCAAAGTTTATATCGATCCATACTTCCCAGCATCAGCATCTTCCGAGTTTGCAGTTGTTGGTTATAAGGGTGCTAACGCTTATGACGCAGGTATTTTCTACTGCCCATACGTTCCTCTACAAATGGTTCGTGCTGTTGACACTGGTAACTTCCAGCCAAAGATTGGCTTCAAGACACGTTATGGTCTAGTTGCTAACCCATTCGCTGAAGGTGCTACACAAGGTTCCGGTGCTCTAACTGCTAAGGCTAACTTGTACTACCGTGCGTTCAAGATTGCAAACTTAATGTAATCTACAAAACACAAAAACAATAATTATAATGTGTTTTAAGAGGGACTGTAAAAAGTCCCTCTTTTTTTACACCTAAATATAGCCATACGTTTGAAAGAATTCTATGACAGCTATAACCCGTAACCCATCTAATCCAAATTTTCTACAACCTAATAAGTTTATATTAACTTTTAGTAGGTTGCCTAACATACAATATTTCTGTCAGTCAGTTACTTTACCTGGAATTTCAATGGCTGAAATACCTCAATTTACACCTTTCGTTGATGTGTATATCCCAGGTGAAAAAGCCATATATGATTTATTGAATGTGACGTTTATGGTAGATGAGGAATTGACTGCATGGAAAGAAGTACACGATTGGATTAGGGCAATGACATTCCCTGTAAACTTTGATGAATATAAAAATTTGAGAAATTTAAATCCAAACAGGGCTCAATTAAAACCACAATATTCAGATGCTAAAATTGTGGTACTATCATCTTCAAATAACCCAACTCACGAATTTGTTTTCTATGATGTTTTTCCTACAAGTATAAGTACCATAATTCTTTCGACACAAGAAGATCCTAACTCTATACCTACGGCAGACGGCACTTTTAGATATTCATATTATGACATAAAAACTGTTTGACATTATTTTTTAATTATTGTATAATGTGACTAGGAGGATATAATGAAACAAATTGATGATTTATTGGAAATGTGGCGGCAAGATTGTGATATAGATCGTACTGAACCTGATAGAGAAATATTAAACATTCCCAAATTACACAGTAAATATTTGAATGTCTTATCAAGACACAGATTGTTGTCTAAAGATGCTGAGTTCAAATATAATAAAATGAAGAAGTTAAAATGGGAATATTACACAGGTAAACTAGATGATGACCAACTCGAAGAACACGGTTGGAAACCTTTTCCTTTCATACTCAAATCCGACATAACTACATATTTGGACAGTGATGAGGATTTAAACAAATATTTAGCCAACAAAGCTTTACATGATGAAATCGTTGATCTCTGCACCATAATACTCAAAGAATTAAACAGTAGAACTTTCCAATTAAGAGACTATATTAGTTGGCAAAAATTTATACAAGGTATTTAATTGACTGATACTATCGTACTTCATAAAAAGAATGAAGTTTATATACAATTTGAATGTGAACGCAGTATAGCTCAAGAACTCTCAGAATATTTTACTTTCTTTGTTCCAGGTTATCAATTCACTCCTGCATATAAAAATAAATTGTGGGATGGAAAGATACGTCTTGCTGACCTTCGTAATCAATCTATCTACCACGGTCTTGTTCCTTACATAGAGAAGTTTTGTAAAGAGAGAGATTATAATCTAGAAATAGATTCAGATGTGGTAAATACGGAAAATTTCTCCTTAGTTGAAGCGGTAGATTTTGTAAGAACATTAAACTTACCTTTTGAGATAAGAGATTATCAATTACAAGCTTTCGTTCAAGCTATAAGAAACAAAAGAATACTTCTATTGTCACCAACAGCATCAGGTAAATCACTTATAATTTATACGATAGTAAGATACTTACAGAGTCAAGAATATCAAAAAGGTCTATTAATTGTTCCAACAACTTCTTTGGTTGAACAAATGTATAAAGACTTTGAAAGTTATGGTTACGATTCTGATACAAATTGTCACCGTCAATACTCAGGTAAAGAAAAACATACAAATAAATTTTTGACTATCACTACTTGGCAGTCAATCTATAAAAATGAACCTGAGTATTTTGAACAGTTTGATTTTGTTATGGGTGACGAAGCTCATCAGTTCAAAGCAAAATCTTTAACAACTATTTTGTCTGGTTGCGTTAACTCTAAATATAGAATAGGAACCACAGGTACTTTAGATGGTACTCAAACACATAGACTTGTATTAGAAGGACTATTTGGACCAGTTTATAAAGCAACTTCTACTTCTGAATTAATTAGTAGAAAAGAGTTAGCTGATTTTAGAATAAAATGTTTGATTTTAAAATACCCAGATAATGTATGTCAAGCATCAAAGAAGTGGGACTATCAAACTGAAATTGATTATATTGTATTAAATGAACAAAGAAATAAATTTATAAAAAACTTAACACTATCTTTAGAAGGAAATACTTTACTGTTGTTTCAATTTGTTGAAAAACATGGTAAAAAATTATATGAAATTATTAAAGAGTCTACAAAAAATAGACATGTGTTTTTCGTCTTTGGTGGCACAGATGTTGAAGTACGAGAATCGGTTAGAGCAATTACTGAAAAAGAAAGAAACGCAATCATTGTTGCTTCTTATGGGACTTTCAGTACTGGCATTAATATCCGCAACCTTCATAATATTATATTCGCCTCACCTTCTAAATCAAGAATTCGTAATCTACAATCGATAGGAAGAGGACTGAGAAAAGGAGAAAACAAAGAAGAAGCGGTGTTATTCGATATAGCAGATGATATGAGAATAGGTAAACATGCTAATTTTACCTTGAAACATTTCATAGAAAGGTGTAAAATATACGATGACGAAAAGTTCAATTACAAATTTTACAACATAGAGTTAAAAGATGAATAATCAACCAACAATAAAAATAGTAAGACTACAAACAGGTGAAGATATAATCTCTTCTATTGTAGAAGATAATGATAGTGATATGATTCTTTTAAATAACCCTATGAGAATGATAGTGAAAAGGATGCCATCGGAAAAAGGAAGTCAATCTGTCTTTATGATGATGCCTTGGTTACCGATTGAAGTCATTAAGGAAGATTCTGCTATAATCTATAATTCGGATGTTATTACTATGTTTGATCCCAAAGACTCTTTGATTGAATACTATCAGAGTATGGTAAATGAATCTGTACTCACCATGTTACACAGTGATGAGGAAACTGACTTTGAAGAAGAAGATGAACTAACTGAAGAAGAACTAGAAGAGATAGAACGATATAAAGAAGGAAAGCTATTACATTAATCATCTAACGGAACACCGCCACTTTAACATGTGTCAAGCCGTTTGTCAACACTTTTACAGGCAATATTATGACTAAATCGAATCATTACATCAACAACGCAGATTTCCTAGCATCTTTGGTAAAATACCATGAAGAATGTGCGACTGCTAAAAAAGAAAAAACTGAAGAACCTCCTATTCCAAATTATATTGGAGAATGTTTCTTGAAAATTGCGGAACATCTTTCTAGGAAACCTAATTTTATATCATATACTTTCCGTGATGAAATGATTTCTGATGGTGTAGAAAATTGCCTTATGTATTTCCGTAACTTTGATCCGGCAAAAAGTAATAATCCATTTGCTTATTTTACTCAAATCATATATTATGCTTTCTTGCGCCGAATCATGAAAGAAAAGAAACAGTTGTATGTGAAATATAAGGCGACACAACAGTTTGGTATTTTAGATGAAGGTGAGATGTATGAAGATGAGAACGGCAATATGAAACAGTTCGAGCTCTATGATAATATTTCTGAATTCATACAAAATTTTGAAGAGAATAAAAGAAAGAAAAAAGAAGGCAAAACAAAAGGCATAGACAACTTCGTAGAAGAATAATTTATGAAATTATGTATATTGGGTGATACTCACTTCGGTGCTCGAGGTGATTCTTTAGATTTTCACAAATATTTCCAAAAGTTTTATGATGGTATACTTTTCCCCTACCTTATAGAGAACGACATTAAGACGGTCGTTCAAATGGGTGATTTGTTTGATCGTCGAAAGTTTATCAATTTCAATTCACTCTATCTCTGTAGAAAATATTTCTTTGATAAATTAAAAGAACACAACATACAACTATACGCTTTAGTTGGTAATCATGATGTCGCATTTAAAAATACCCTCGAAGTAAACTCACCAAATTTATTATTGAACGAGTATGAAAATGTATTTTTGATTGAAAAATTTCATACAGAAAATTTTGATGGTGTAGACATTGATATAGTACCTTGGTTGTGTGCCGACAACGAAGAAGAAATCTTTCAAAAAATAAAAAACAGTAAATCACAAATATGTTTTGGGCATTTTGAAATAGACGGTTTCGAAATGGATAGAGGCAATGTTCATCAAGGTGGGCTTGACAGAAAGACATTATCCAAGTATGATATAGTATTAAGTGGTCATTTTCACCATAAATCTTCATCAGACAATGTTACCTATGTGGGTACACCCTATGAAATGACCTGGTCTGATTATGATGATCCAAAAGGGTTTCATATTTTTGATACCGATAACCGCGAACTTCAGTTTGTCAAAAATACTTTCGTCATGTTCAATAAGATTGTATATGATGATGCACAGACGGATTTTGAGTTTTGGAAAAAATA